GGTGTCGGAACCCACGGCCCTCCGTATTGCAAAAAAGATTCCTTAGGGGCGCCACCCCTATGCGTCTGCAATGCAAGTGCGGTTTTCTTTTGCGTTTACACATAGCTGGCGTCAATTTTGTTTTGCATTAGCGCCTTCTTGCCTAGCAATGGCTAGGGCGGTATAGGCCAGCACAAGATCTCGCGCTAAAGGCCAAGGAAAGGCCATCAGTGCGTGTCCTCGCCTGCCGTGCACGACCGCCTCAGCGCGTCTGCGCTGCTCATGGCGTCTTCGTGATGAGCCACCGTGTCGCGCAAACCTTGCAGCATGATCGCGAGATGCGGGAAGATGGCCTTGATGGCCCGCTGGTCCTGCGTCCATTGCCAGTGCAACGCCTGCCGGGTCAGGCCACGGTTGCGTGCTTGGTCCTCGTAGGACGACACCACAGCTTCGACCTGACCACAGCCAACGTGCAGCACGGTGCGATAGGCCGAGGGTGACAGATCAGCAATGGTCGCCAGCCGGCGCACCAGTGCAGCCCCCTCGGAGTGCTTTACCTCGTCCAGTTCAAGCAGACGCTCGCAGATCTCGGACAGCAGCTTGGCCGCCTCGCTAGTCGCGGCCGGACTGCGACGACTGACAGGCACACGACCTAGCGAGTAGGTAATCACGGCTTAGAGTCCCTCGACTGGATTGAGCACCAGGCGCTCATCGTCCTCAGTCAGCTGGATAGCGTCCAAGCCTTCCATCGGCAGAACGCCCATCTGCTCGCGTGCCTGCACAGCGTCGATGACCTTCTTTAGGCGCTTCAAACGCTCGTTGTACTCTCCGGTTACCGCCTTCTTGTGCGCTTCAAGTTGCGTGATAGCGCGTAAAGCCCGCGACGTTAGTCGGAGCGCTTCGAGTTCCTTATCGTCGGACACAGTCTGATCTCCTTTTTGAGCTTGGCGTTCAGCCTCAAGTGCTTCTGCCAAGCATGGTTTGATACGAGTTTAGGTTTACCTGCCACAGATTATCGGTCAGAGCGTTATGCTCCACGGTGTCAATACGATAGCGCGCAGTTCTCAAAAAACTTGCAGCGCGATGTTATACTTGGCGGCAAGGCTGACGATCAGCTGGCGCGTGTTGGCGTCAGGTGCGGCGTCATAAAGTCCTTGCAGCGTTTCTTTGGTTGGGATCATACGAAATCGTCGTCAGTTGCTTTGGGTTTGATCGGTACGAACTGCATACCGAGGCGGTCAAAGGCGAACAGCGCCTCGAGGCCGGCCGGACCGTTGCGACACTTGGCTTGGTACAGAATGACATCCAGCGTGCGTCCTTCGCTCATTGCATCCTCGTTGGCTGGGTAAAGGAACCAGACCCGATCAGCGTCTTGCTCGATAGCCCCAGACTCGCGCAGGTCAGACAGACGCGGCCGGCGCTTCTTCTCGCCTTTATCCACCTCGCGGTTCAGCTGCGCCAAGAGGAACACCGGCACCTTGAGCGTGCGAGCGAGCAACTTAAACGCACGCGACATTGCAGCGACTTGCTGCTCCCGGTTCTCTCGGCCTGATCCAGCCGGCGGCGTGACCAGTTGGAGGTAGTCCACGACCACAGCGCCCAGCCCTTGCGGTGACGCGGCCAGCAGCCGGCAGACCGCTTCGATCTGCGCAACGCTGCGCGCGTGCTCGACCTCGTAGATGCGGAGGGTTGCAAATGTGGCCAAAGCGTCCAGTTCTGCTGCGATGGTCTCATCCCATTGCGGCCGCGGATTTACTCTCAGCCGAGCCATGCGAGTAAGTATCTCCTCGGCCGACATCTCAAGCGAGAAGAACGCAGTCACCGCCCCCTGCGCGATATTGTGCGCCACTTGGCCGGCGAAGGCCGACTTACCAGCCCCAGGCCGTCCAGCAATGACGATAAGCTGACCTGCCTTGCACGGTGAGGCTTGCTGGTCCCACTCGGCGCAGATGGACGGCACAGAGTCGGACTGGTCGGGCGTGAGCAGTAGCCGTTTGGCGTTGGCGGCAACCTCGGCCAGCGTGCGGCTCTTGGCCCCTGCGGTGATGTCCTGCGCGCTGCGGATGTGCGGTTCAACGCCAGCCCAGATGTCAGCCCATTCTTTGGCGCTTCCGTCCTTCGCTGCCTCTAAGCCGGCAGCCATTGCGGTGATAAGCTTCCTACGGCGAGATAGGTCAATGACATCAGCAGTCAAGCGGCGGAGATGCAGGCTGGTCGCCTCAAGTGCTTCAAGGTTGGCAATCTCAAGGGCGGATGGCTTTGCCTCGCCGTCTAGGCCAGCGATGGCGCGATACAGTCCAGCCGAGTCAGGATGCGTGCCTTCAGCCAAGCAGACCGAGCCAGCACGCCACAGAGCATGGCAAACCGGATCGCTAAAGTGTTCGGCAAGTACGCCCTCCCCTGCTGCGTATGACCAGCCAGCGGTGCCAGCGACCATGCAGGCCGAGATAAGGCGGCGCTCGGCCGTTTGGTTTACGCCAGGCGTGCTCATAGCTGGACCCTCGTCACGCGCGGTCCATTATCAGCAAATGACTGCTTAGGAGCGGCACAAAGCGCCCAGTGCTTTGCCAAGGCGGTTGGCGTCAGCGCAGCACCTTCGAAGTGGGAGCGGTAGTTTGCAGCACGGCGTTTGATCTCCTCGACGGTTAGGTCTGGCATCACGGCGACGATCTGTGAACGGGCGTATGCTGCGGTCTTCCAGTTGGTAACTTCCTCAAGGCGGCCTCCTCCGATCGTAGCCAAGGCATCGATGAGCGGCTCCCGTTGGACCTTTTTCTTTTCGCCCCCACTTTGCTTCTTATCCGTTTCGATGGGGGGCGGAGTAGTATTATTAGAAGATGAAGATGAAGATGAAGAGCATCGTTCTGGCATATGGCTTGGCATTGCCACCCCATATGGCTTGGCATTGCCAGGCCTTGCCTTTCGCCTCGTTTCCCACCCATTTCTGGCGTTTTCTGCCTGTCGATTGCGAAAACTGATGGATTCCTGCCTCACCTGCTCGAGCCGGGCGTTTACCAAGCCACCTGCCAGATCGATGCCAAACTTATGCCGGATCGATGCCACCGCATTGCCACCGCATCCCGTCAGGCGTTGAAGCATGGCGTCGTCGTTTGGAATGCTACCTTGAGTCCACTGATAGCAAAGGAGGCGAATATAGCCGCCCACCTCCTCAGCGGTCATCATGGCGGTGCCGACCAAGAAATCGCCTGCGTATAACTGAAAGGCTGGTGCCTTCATAGAGACAAAAAAAGCCCGCCCACCGAGGAGGTGAGAAATTGGCCGCAGGTGCCGATTCCCCTCGATGAGCGGACAAAGTTTTTGGTGTTAGTAGTCATCCTGCGATTAGGCTTTCTCACGGCCTATCTCTTGTTTTGCGCCCTATTTGCAGCGCGTCAACTGGCTTTTTCGGCCTGCTTTTCCAACAGCTGCGCGTGCTCCATCTTCAGCGCCTGGTACGCCTCAAGGAGTTCATCCCGCTCGTGACGAAGCGCAATGTTAGCCAGCGTCTCGTCGTACACCTTGCACTCTAATTCCACGCGCTGCCTTTGCAGGTCAGCAATGACCGCTCGGTAGTGCGAGGGAAAATCGTTCTTGATGATGCTCATGGTGCGTTTGCGTACCCTTGGTCGCTGATGATGTTGATTGAGGATGTCGGGATGACGATTAGCGGCTCGGTGTCGCTCCGGCTTTTAGGTCCACGAGGCCTGCAGCCACCGATCTTGTGCTTGCTTGCGTCGATATCGACCCAGTTGATGAAACCTAGTTTGTCGGACCACTGCGAGACGTAGACGGCCGGAGTGGTCATCCCGTGCTGGCACAGGCCCAGGGCGTGCCACTTGCGCAAGTTCAAGAAGACCGAGTCGTAGTCGCCAAAAGCGCAGCGATGAATCTTCAGTTCGCCTACTCCGACAATGCGCTCATGGCGAACGAAGAACCAGTCGATGGCCGCTAGCTTGCCCATCGGTCGACACTCACAGGCCCAGTGCGCCTCTAGGATCTTAGCCACCGCTGCCTCATTAGCTTCGTCTTCGTTAGTGCGAAAGATGAGCGAGCCGTCAATGAACCTTTGCGCTTCGCGGCCGTAGAAATCGTTCACGGTTTTGCCTGTTTTCGCAGCGCGGTGATCTCAATCGTCAACCGATCATTCGCGTCTCCAAGGGCTTCGACTGTCCCGCGTAGCAGAGCAGCCGTCTTCTGCGCCTTCTCTAGCTCAAACTCCAGCCCGCGCACTGTGGCGGCCAGGTTCTCTTCGCTGTGCCGCAGCGCGGCGTTCTCGCGTTCGAGCTCGTCGTATTTTTCGAGCAGATCCACGGCCTCGTCGAGTGCCGCACCGATTTTCGCGGGAGTGTGGGACGACGGAATCTGGTCGCACCCTCCGCGTCGCCAAAAGTTGTACACGGCCAAAAACAGGGAGAGCTTTTGGGTGTTACTCACGTCGCACCCCCTTCCCTGCGACCCTCGGCCTGAATGGCGTGCTCAAGAATGAGCAGCGCATCACAGTTCGCCAGCGTGACGCCGTGCTGCGGATAGAGCCGCTTTGCCACGTCACGCAACGCGCGCTTGCGCTCTGGTCCCTTCAGTGTCGAACCAAGGCCAATCGTCTTCTGCCATGTCTGCGGCCTGACGAGCACAGTGCGGATCTTCAGCGCCTCTAGGATGCCAAGCCATCGACCGTAGTTCTGACCGAACTGGAACATGGCAGAGCCAGGCTGAGGTTTGCCGATGAAACCGCCGACCTGCTCGATGTAGGCAACGGCGTGGCCAGTCATGTCGCGCAGCCCGTAGATCAGTTCAGATTGCGAGGCCAAACCCATTGTTGGCTTGGTTCCGATATGGTCGTGACGTAGGCCATTCCGCCACGCCACAGCGCCGGATGCGCCAGGGTCGATTGCAATTATGGTGGGCATTAGAAGTCGATTTTATCTTCCGTTTCCTCGCGACCGATTCCCGGAATCGTCACTGTCTTGCCGACCGCAGGCTGTGCAGGCCGAGCAGGAACGCCGTCCTTGCGCTCGACTACGCCGCGAATGTACTTGCCGGAGCCGTTCTTGGCCTCGGCAAGCCAGCCACTCAGCTTGTAGTCGACGCCATTGATGCGGACCTCGCCGCGATAGTCTGGGCGCTTCTCGTTGCCCCCTTTGTCGTTTTTGAAAAGGCGGAACTTCAGTTCGTTATCGTATTGTTGGTTCATGCTTGGATCTCCTTGATTCGAATTCCACCGACCGCGCGGCCGCCGAAGCGGACCTCTGGATCGTGGTAAAGAAAGATGGTCTGGCCTCGCCATGCCTGAGTGTTAGCGCCGAACATTCGGACCAACGCGCGACGGTTGGCCGAGGTGCGCAAGACTAACTGCTTGGCCTTGCCCTTGAACTTCAGCGCTGGCACGTTGCGTTCCTTGC